TTTAGTATAATTTCTTTTCTAGCCGCGAATTGAGCCCCATAATAAACATCTAGTTGTGTGTCAATTGACAGTTTTATGCCAAATAATAGATCAAAAAAATAATATATTGGCAAGCCCAAAGGATGAGTGGAATGAATATTACCATACGGTCCTTCTTTCGCTTTATTACACAACGGTAAAAAATTCATATCTTGTAAATAAAACTCTATGTTATTGCACCATTGTATGAAATCGTTTTTGTGTACAAAAGGATTTGCTTGACAAAATACAGTTATGTCTGCAAGATTGTTGTAATTATTAATGATATGATTAAGATATGTATGACCTTCTCTACCAACATTTTCTAATTTATTAGATGAGTTATCAAATTTATCATAGACAACAATATTAAAAATTTTTTTTATATTATTGATCCAACTGATATCCTCTTTATATTTTGCTATAATCATATCCATAAAAATCATATTTCTGTTGATAGTGCTGACCCGATAACTTGATGCATATCGTAATATTTGTATTCTGCTAATCTACCACCAAATATAAATTTACTTTTTATGTTTTGCGTCATTTTTTTATAGGAGTTACAGATCAAGGTATTTTTTTCATCGTTTACTGGATAATAAGGCTCATTATCTATATTTAGATTTTGCGGATATTCTTTAGTAATAACAGTTTTTATATTATCATTTATCATATCAAAATGTTTATGTTCTAAAATTCTTGTATATGGTATATTAGCATTGGTATAATTAACAACAGCATTGCCTTGAAAGTTATTTTTTTCTACTACTTCCATGTCAAAAGACAGACTTCTGTATTCTAAATGTCCGTGCTCATAATCGAAAAACCGGTCAATAGGCCCAGTATAAACAACCGTCTTTGCTAGGTTATCGTAATAATCTCTATTATTAATATAATCTACAGAAAGCTCAATAGAGCATCCATCTATCATATTACTGATTAATGATGTATATCCATCAATAGGAATCCCTTGATATGTATCATCAAAATAATCATCATTAAATGAGAATCTTAATGGTATTCTTTTAATAATGGAAGCAGGCAGATCTTTAGCTTTTTTATTCCATTGTTTTTCTGTATATCCTTTTATTAGTAGATCATATATGTCTTTACCAACCATACTAATAGCCTGTTCTTCTAAATTTCGAGGGGTGCCAGAAAAACGCTGACTATTCAATTTTCTTAACACTTCTTCAGGATCGGTAATGCCCCAAACCTGATTAAATGTCCACATATTAAATGGTAAAGAATATAGTTTATTATTATAGTTTGCTATAACTTTATGTCTATATTTATTAAATTTACCAAAACGATTTACATAATTCCATATTTTATCATTTGATGTATGGAATATGTGTGCTCCATATTTATGAACATTGATATTATGAATTTTTTCTGTATACGCATTACCGCCTATATGGTTTCTCTTATCTAAAATAAGAACAGATTTTCCCAGTTCTTGTGCTCTTTGTGCTATAGTGGCTCCATAAAATCCACAACCAACAATCAAATAGTCAAATTTATTCATAGTCCTATTTGATTAGCGACGTGTTTCATAATAGCTAATCTGTCTTGAAACATTGTTGCATGAAAAAATTTAGTTTCTTTAGGTATACCGCGATGATCATGGACATGAGGATTCCATAGATAATCCAACTTTGTCCATGGAATATCAAAAGTGTCTGGCATTTTGATATCATTAGATCCGCTATCTATTCCTAGTAAATGCAACATAGCATCCTGTTCCCACCAACCGTCACTTCTTGGTAAATTATTTAATGGCCATAATTTATGAAACCATGATAAGCATTTTTTGTCTAATAACCATATTCCACAGTTAGGTACTAGACCAATAGGAACTTCATGTACCACCATGCCAACATGACTATCAATTGAAAAATCATCAAAAATATCTTGATTATATTTGCAAATCACAACATCAGCATCAATCCATAGTATCCGATCATAAGTTTGAAAAAGTTTTTCAATTAATTCTATTTTCCACCATGAACACGGCCGTTGCTTAGTCTCATCAGAAAAAAAATTCTCATTAGGTAAAAAAACATCATAATTATGTAATTGTGCGTATTTGTAAAATCCAGCAACAGAAACCTCTAAGAATTTTTGGTGTTCACTAAAACCAAATGAACATAAAACTTTTTTCATATAATTCATTTATTATGATAGATAAAGACTGAATAATTATTCCAAATATCTTTGATCAGTTCTTGTATAAAAGCCCAATTACCACCAGCCAAACCGCTGCCAAATTTTGGTGCATGAATTTGAACTTTATTCACGGCATCAAAATTATTTTCTATAAAGTTATTGACTCCTTGCATTGATTTACACAGAGCATAGTAATTTAGTGGTCTACGATTATTTGAACCAATAGTTCCATTTTGGGAAATCATATTTGCAAATATCAACTTATGATTATATTTATCATTATGTTTAACAGTAACAAACTGGGTATAACCTAGATTACTCTTAAGGAATTTAGATCCCAAGAGATGGTAATTCTCTTTGACTATTGGATAGAGTTTAGCAACTGCCCCAGCAAAACCAGCACCAAATGCGTTAACATTATTGCATACATGAGGAATGATAACTGTGCATCCGTTATTTCCTAATGAAACCAAAGACTCAGAAACATCAAAGATATTATCTGATTTTAAATTAACTATGCTTTGATTTATTGTTTTCATTTTCAGATCCCCATTTTCCAATAGGACACTCCTGATCGCTCCATGCTAACTTATTCAAGAATATTTTTTTAGTACTTAGATTGCAACCACAAATTAAACACTGACTATTTTTTGCATCAAAATTTTCACATTGAGTACAAATATTGAATCTGCTATCAATAGTTTGCTGACTGCTTTTTGGCAAACCTCGACTAACGTGCCAAAATAAGGAATAAAAAAAGTTTTTGAGTTTATAAAAGATTCGCATCATTTTTGGTTGTTTCCTTAATTGGTATAATATTATTTTGTTTATCCATTCTATAAATCTGTATATCTTCAACTATAACAGTATTATTGAACCATTGAGGAAAGCCATTATCTAATCTATATGATAATTTAGATCCGTCTTTTTTAAAGTCGCTAGTTAAAAGATAGACAAAATTATCATGTATGAAACAATCTCCGTTCTTAATTTCTTCTAAATATTTCATTAATAATTATCTTTCCAATCATCCCACGGTTCTTCATCTTTCATATGTTGCCTTTTTTGTTTAAAAGCCTTCTTGGACTTTGACAAAAAACGCTGTTCTTCAGAAAGATCGAACGGTCGTTTCTTCTTGTTTAAGAACTTTTGTTTTCTATTTTCTTTTCTGTCTTTGTTATCAAAATCGGACATTATCAATTCTCTGAGTTTCTAAACATATAGTATTCGCTGTTTGTGACCTGTCAAGTTTAAAAATTCTGGTTTGACAAAGGATTAGTTTATGGATATGTATTATGCAGTGCGGGTGGTAATATACTATCTTATAATATCCTTAATCCATCCTATGAACTTAGATACTCTTGTATGTCCTGACTCATCACCATATGTAGAATCTGGCTTCCTATCTGCTGCTAAAACACAAGAATTTATTCCTGCTAATTTGCCATCAATTTATAATCCGCCGCCACTGTCACCACTACCTATCAAAAATTCTAGTTGAGTTCTATCTTTATCTGTTGATCTAGATGGTGAACACAACAATAAATTATTCATAACTGAGTCTATTTTATTTGATCCCGCTCTTTTTTTGGAGTCGCTAACTTTTATCCCAGTATTAAAAGTTCCTGTTAAACCATATCCAGCAATTGAACACACTTTACCAACCTCATCATCGGATTCGTATAATTCTGGATAAAAATCCAAACCTAAATCTTCTTCAACGTAACATAACGCTATATCTGCTTCACCAAATTTTTCTTCTGTAAAATCATTGTGAATAATTATTTTTTTAACTTCGTATGCTTTATCATCAGTATGTATTAGACAAGTTCTTGCGTCTTTAACAATATGGGCGGCTGTTAAAAACCAGTGACTATTAATAGCAGTAGCAGATGCACAGAACAATGATTTATCTTTGTAGGATCCGCATATTTTATATGTGTGTATAAATTTTTCTCCATACTCTATATACTTTGAGTCTTGGTTACTGGGGTCTATTGTACCAGCAGGGGAATGGACTAGAAATATAAGCATCATAATAAATATTAATGCTTTTACCATAACTATCCCCTTTATAGAAAAGACTATTTTAGCATATTATATTACACACTTATTTAATTTGTATATATTTTTATTTTTTGATTATAAAACCTTAGAAGCTATTAAACAGCCCTTTGATACCGCATGTAAAGGATCTTCAGCATGAACTATCTCTTTAACTTGAAGAGGAAAATTATTATTGTCTAATTTAGTGATAAATTGTTCAATATAACCATTTGCTAAAGATGTACCTCCAGCAATTACTATTTTAAGTGGATTCTTAAATTTTGGTAAAGATTTATGATTTTTAAGTGCCAAACTTAAGTTTTTTGTCGTGTAATCTATGAGTCTTTCATAATATGCTGAAACAGCGGCAAGCACAGGATTTTCGCTGTGGTCGCCGATTTTAAATTCCCCTCCCTCCTTCTCTGCCTGAACAACACTATCGGGTTCTCCCGTGGCTACAGCGGCCATACGATCAATCCAATCGCCTGACTTGGTTGTACTAAACACGACAGTAGGTTCGCCATTAAGCATAACACAAACATTAGTCATTCCGGCACCACAACTAATTCCAATTCCAGTATAATCTTCATCTTCTAATTCAGCATAGCACAATGCTTCTGCTTCATTGATTGATCGTGCGTCATAACCACATTCTGATAATACTGTTTTTATTACATCTTCATGATAACCAACATCAAAGTCATCATCTTCTTGATCTACTGGTTGTGCTGGTACGCAAAATACTAATTTTTCATTTGGTTCTGATGCTGTGCCGACTACTTCTTTAAGAATAAATGCTAATATTTTTTTTGCATCTTTTTCTTTTGCAGAAACAACACCCCTGTACATGGGTCTTTTTGCTGTATCATTTCTCTCTATTGCTTTTTCTAAAGCGTCTTTTCCTAGTATAATAAAAGATCCGTCAGCGTCTTTGATAAAAATTTTGCCAGACAAACCTTTTTCTATCATTTTTGTTGCTACTGGCGTTGTTGGTTTGATTATATAGAATGCATCTCTAAAATCTTTATATTCTATCTGATTATTCTTTTTTTCACTCGACAAAACTATATAACTTGTACCAACATCAAGACCTTTTGCCATAAATCACCCTTTCATATTTTTTAATTTATTAATAGCGGAAGATATATTTTCAGTAGACTGTGTAGTAGTTCCTAATTGATCATATTTCTTCTCTAGGTTATCTGTCTTTATTTCTGTAACGACCTTACTGTTATCAATAGTTATTTTTTGATTATCGCTAATAGATTCTTTGTCAAAAAATGACTTTGGCTTATTTTGAATTACACCATTATTGTTAGCAATCTTACCAAGAATATAGCCAATTAATAAAAATAGTATATTAATACATACTAATATAATAAATAATTTATTGTCTTGCATTTTTTAACCATTCAGCATATTTTATTTTGTCTTTATATCCAATATATTGGGATGTTTCTATGTTTTTTTTCATAACTCTTGAGTCCGGAATTTTTCTTACTCTGTATTCTTTTATAAGATCCGGTCTGTTATCATAGTCTATGATACAAATTATACAATCTTTTAAAGACTCATTATCTGATTGCAAAAATTCCCTTTTTAAGATTTCACAATTTTTGCACCAATCAGCACTAAAAACTATTAATATATCCTGCTTAGATGATTCTGCAAGAGCCACAGCATCTTCTAGACTATCTACTAAAATACTTTCTCCAAACACATTATTAGATGTTAATAATAATAATACACCAAATAAACTATTCAATAATCTCATAATACTTTTTAAGCTCCATATCTGAATATTGTTTGATTTGTTCGTATAGATTATAGTTGTGTGTCGCCATAGGGTTTAGATTTTTATCGCTATTAATGCCTCTTGAATGTTCCAAATGAAAAATATAATTTTTTGACCAACCAACTTTTAGATCTAATTTTTGAAATCTATATCCTAACTCCCAATCTTCAGGCCCGTATGAATAAAAATTCTCATTCATTTTTCCATATTTCATATAAGAATTTCTATTTAAGAATTGACATAATCCATATTTCGCTATTTTAAGTGATATGGAAGTATTAGGAATATCTTTAATATTATCTAGAATTTTAGATTTAGCATCTTTTTTAATTTCTATTAAAGATTCTCCATCAAAATATGGATAAAATAGATCGTATCCTTCTATGATTTTATTATACGCATATTCATATATATTATTTGGTAGTAATATGTCTATATCATAATTGACTACAACTGGTGTTGTTGACATAGACAACATAGTATTTAGATAATTTGTTTTATGAAATAATTCATTTTTATTGTATTGAAATACGTATTTTATACTAGCATTATTAGTAGATATATCTGATAATATTTTTGGTATTTTTGATTCAGTATCATTTTCTAGAATAATAATATTATATGGTGCGTATTTACATAAATATTGTAAACATATTTTAGCATTCTCTATTCTGTCTTCACTTTCTAAGCGTACTGGTATAAGGAATGTTATATTCATATTTTACCAATTGTTCTACCCTTTTGAGTTCTATAAACAAAACCTTGTCTCATTAAGAACGGTTCAATACTATTTTCAATTGTTTCAATAGATATTCCTGTAATAGAAGATATAGATTTTAGACCTAAAGGACTACCTCTAGACTTCTTTAGTGCATTAATATACATCCTATCATACTCATCTAATCCATTGGCGTCGATACCTTGGGCATTAAAAATATCATCTATTGAACTTGTATTACCGTTACAAGACACATAATTTTTATACCATTGTAATCTAGAATTCAATATTCTAGGTGTTCCTTTACTTCTTTTTGCTATTTCTAGCAGGTCAGATTCTGCTATTGATAATCCCATCTTTTGTAAATTCGATCCTGCTAGTTTAGCTAACTCATGTTCATTATAAAAATTTAGATGTTCTTTTATAGAGAAACGATCATAAAATGGCTGACTTAAACTTCCGCCACTAGTTGTTGCACCGACAAGTGTGAACATTGGTAGATCTATAGTATCAACATTATTATCTAAAACTATGCTAAGTTTAAAATCTTCCATAACAGGATAGAGAAATTCTTCAACTAATTTTGGTAATCTGTGAATTTCGTCTATAAAGAATACTGATCTTGGTGCTATGCCCATCAAATAGGGTAGTATACTTTTGACGCTTCTTAAATTAGCAGCATTTGCGGTATACAAATTAACATTTAGTTCATTCGCTATAGCACTTGCAATAGTTGTTTTGCCAAGACCCGGAGGCCCATCAATCAAAACATGAGGCAGAACACTGGAACTATTTTTGCATCCAGTAATTGATATTTTTAATCGACGAACAACATCTTCTTGTCCAATTATTTCATTAAAATTTGTTGGTCGGATATTCATTGTTAACTCCAATTGATTCTAAGGCTTGTTTCAAAATTATTTTCCAATCATCTGATTTGGTTTTTCTGTATGACAATGAAACCAATTCATTGGCTTCGTCATTAGTAAAACCATAACTTTTAAGAACATAAACACACTTATCTAGTATTATAGATGGCACTACTATGTCGGCAGTATTTATTTCTGGTATATTATTTTCTATTTCTTTGTAAGTTATTTGTATATTTTCTATTAGTTTTGGTCGTATTATTAATCCACAATAACAAACTATCTTGAAATTTTTTGTTTTTGCTTCTGATAGATTGATCCATTTTTCTTGACCACAATCTGGATTAGGACATCTATATTTGAAATACGCATCAATATCAATCGGTTTTTGGTTCTTCTTTACTGTTTTCATTTGGCGGTTCTTCTTTTACCCAAAATATGAAATCGTTTTCTTCTGTATCAAATGCAGATTCTAGATATCCTTTTTTAACTAAACTAGATAAAATATTAGCGACCAATCTTGCGTTTAGTGTTTCAATAACATGATAGAATAATTCATCTGTTATAAGATATCTTTTTGATCCATTTTTTTTATTTGTTTGTTGACGTAAAGATTCTTTAATAAGAACTAAAGATTCATTATAAGATAAAAAGGAATCTAGTTCTTTTTCAAAAACAGGATCGTTTATCTTGTCCATCATATCCATAAAATCTTCTTTGGATTCTGCTAGTGTTTTACCAAAACCGCCATAAACTAATGATCTGACAGAATTAATAAACTGCTCTAAATCATTTATTATATACCATTCTTTTTTCATTTAATCATATCCTTAGTTCAGAATATCGAACAATCCCTTATAGTGCGTCGGTTGACTCACAAAATGTTTAGCGTGAGACTGTAGGTGTAGTTTATACTCATTATTTATTTTGTCAATTACAAAATATTGTTTTTTCCATATTGGACTACCGGCATAATTGGATCCCAAATACTGGAAGGAGTTACCCTTGCCAGTATCGGGATTCCAACTATTCACAGGTAACGAAACAAACGGAAAGCCGGGAACATTATTTAATGGTATTGACGGTATTTGATTCCAATCTATATCATTAAACATATCTGTTAACCATTTTGACAGTGGACTATCGGCCGACACATCAAATTTAAAGTAATAATGATAAGGATCTAAGGATGGATGATCATAGTCATAATCATCTTCATCATATTCATTATCATCATAATCTTCGTGCATTTTTATCCAATGCAAAATTTGTCACTGAGTTGATTTGCCAAGTCTTTAGCAGCACTAGATAGGAATCTATTGTTACTAAAATACAGCGGGGTGCTGACTTGATTAAGGAACTCCACAACGGTTTTTAAAAGTTTGGTCTGCGACCCATCAAGGTTTATATCCTCGTCACCAGAGTCAACAGTAGCGTTACAGCAACCCTTCGACACTGGCATGGGTTCACCATGAGCAACCTCAACATTCTCGTCGTTATCATCATAGATATCATTGAGAATAGTTGAACACTTACTTAGATTAGACCATTTCTTTTTTTCTTGAATGTCATTCAGTATTTCTGATGCAACATTTGATGATACTGGGATGCCGCTTTCATCAGACTGCTTATAAGCCTTAGCATATCCCTTATACCATTCGTCGCTGCATTTTTCTGGAACTATTTGTAGGTTTGCTGGTTGACCAGTAAGAGCGGACTTTAAATCTGCAACATTAACTGTAGCACCATCACTACCGGGCAGCAAACTGGTAAAGTATGGTTGCTTCTTTTCCCATCCTTTACGCCACCAAGTATAAGGAATTCTATAAATCTGATTAGGTTTAATTGCTCTTGGATCTCCACCAAAATAATTGACTAACTTCTTTTGCAGACCGCTCCAGAAGGTTTTGTTAGACCCAATCATTTTACGACTAGCATTATCAAAAATCCAGT